CCTAATTCTGCAACAACAGTAGCGGAGTTAGAGATTGCAGATGTACCCGCAACTTCGTTAGCCGAAGGAAGTTCCGCATCAGTAGTCAATAATGTAGTCAAACCGTCAAACTCACCTGAGTTAGTTTTGTCTCCACTCCAAATGTTTTGCTCATTCTTTAGTGCAACCTTAGCCGATACGTGACCGATTAAGAAATCTGCGAAAGACTTAGGTAATACATCAAATGCAGAGTATCCCATTTCGATTGCATCCCAATCTGACCTGAAAGAATCTTTACAAAGTTGCAAATTTACCATTAGAGAAAGAGGCTCGATGATGCGCTCGGTCAATGTAATAGTAGAAGTTGCAGTGAAATCGCAATCGCCATCTCTAAGGATAGAATCAACGTCTAATTTCTTAACGACTTGTTTAAATTTTACATTCGGCATAACGGTAATACCACCGTTTTCGATTGTGTTTGCAGTCAAAAGACTTGCAGAAACGTATTTAGAAGCACTTTCTCCTGCGTACGTTGTAGTAATGCTAGTTGTAGTAGCCATTTTTTTACTTTTTAATTAATTATTATTTATTTATTGAATTTAGCAAAGATATTATTCATTGCTTTGTTACCATTTTTTGCATATCTAAAGCCTTGCTCTTTGTTTTCAACCGCTTCAGGGTTGTGTACAATTGGCTTAACTTCTGAAAGTTCAACTTCTGCCTCAACTTCTGCTTCAACTTCAGGTGCTTCTTCTACCTTTGGTGCTTCTGCTTCTGCTAATTTAGCCTTAAGTTCTTTATTTTCGTTAACTAAAGCCTCAATCTCAGAGAAAAAAGTCTCTTTAGAAACTGATTCGACTACCTTTTTGACGGGCTTAGCCTCTTCAGTTGCAGGCGCTTCCGCTTCCGCTTCTACTTCTTCTTCTACTTCAGGCGCTTCTTCTTCTTCTGACTTAGGTTTAACTTCGCCGATAAGACCCTCTTCTGCAACGACCAATACGTTACCATCTTCTAGAGCGTATTCTCCAACAGGTAAAGGAATCTTTTGCTCGTCTTCAGTAACTACAAATACAGATTGCCCGCCCTCGAAAACTTCCGCTTCGATAACAGTTACTCCATCTTCTAATTTCATTGATTCGAGTTCGATTTCCATTCCTAGAAGTACTCTAACTTTGTTTAAAATTGTTCTTTCCATTTTATTTATTATTTTATAGCATTATAACTCAACACTACTAAAAGTGTTTTGTTTTTGTTTATAACTGTGTATCTGTAGATACTCTACTAGTCGTTCTAGTAGTTGTATTAGAGATGGTAACCTCTGAGCCTTGACCCGTTAGTGTACCTATTCCCTGTTGCAATGTCTCACCGTTACAACACTTCTTTGAATACTTGCCGTTCTTACATAGGCAACCTCTCTTACCACCGATAGGAGAGGCTTTCGAATATGATTTTTTACTCATTTTATGGTGTATTATTGACTAGGTTTGAATTTACAAAGTTGTAGCCTGTTAAATCTGCATTCCCTTCTATGTCTGAAATAGTTGTTACGCTTGTTTCAATCTCATAGTAATGAGTAGGTGCAGTTGCTAAAGTACTGAGGTCTTGAACTGCCCCACCGTTATAGATGGTAGATAAATTGGCGGTTTGGTCTGTGTCCCATATAGCGACCTGATTTATTGTTCCACCAAAATAATTATTGTGAACATTTGACGCTCTACCAATTCTAAAGATATTATTACTTGGGTCTGAACCACTAATAACGCCACTATAACCGCCATTGCTTGCCACACCAACAACACTTTGAAGTACATTATCAACGTAAATATCAAACTTACTGTAATAATCTGCGGAATCTGCGGGTATACTACCTGTGTAACCACCGTTAAAAGTAACTACTACGTTCTGCCAAGTGTTAGCAGTTAATGCGTTACCTGATACTAAAATAATGTTATTGTAGACCGTTCCGTAATTCAGCACTAAACTTGTACCGCCTTGTTGCTTTAAAGTAATAGCACCATAGTTGTAATCATCTCCCGCACCATAAACCATTAGAGTTTGCGTAGACGTTGAGTTATTAGGTTTCACCCACATTGAAATAGTCCAAGCGTTACCGTCTCCGTTAGATGCTCTCTCTAGAGCGTTCATATTAACGGGGTTTCCTTGTAAAAAACTTGTAGTTCCGTTAAAATTAAGAGAGTTAGTATTTGTGTAAGCGACCTGTGCAACCGTAACTGTAACTGTAAAGTCAACAGTCCCTCCTATAGCGTTTCCTGCCTTACAGTTAACCACAATAGTATCTGCGCTAGTCCCTAAGTATGCAGGTGCAGTACCACTTAATATTCCGCTATTCTGATTCAATGTCATCCAACTTGGAGCGTCTGATTCAACGAATTGATTCACGATATTATCACTAGATACAATCTGAAAGTTTAATACATTGCCCTCAGTAACTGAGGCGGTTTGATTTGCTACCGTAGGTACAAAGTTTGCATCGGGTTGTGAACCTCCGTTTATAGATTGTTTAGATATTACAGGGATAGAGTAATATGCTCTATTCCCCCTCACGCCAAGATATAAATGAACAGAACTACCTACTTGAGGGTCTGCTTTAGCAGTTGCTACTTTCTCACCGTTATCTTCACTATATATTGTAAGTTTTCCGTCATCGTTAAATCTCATTGAGAACATACCTTGAATTGTGCTCGCTCCGCCCTTTCTGTAACCTACAACGCCTGCACCGTTATCAAAATAGTATGTTGCATTAGTGTTTACATTCCAGTCAGAAGTACCACCAAATTCAAAACTTAACGCCTCGTTGGTTGCATAAGAAAATTCATTATCTAGTTGTTCCTCTGCAGTAGATACACCACTCGATGCCCCTGTGTAGTTAGTACCGAAATAGTCACCTTGCCCAACCTCATCAAGCATAAACATAAGTTTCTCTCCTTTCTCAATAGATATAGCACTTTTAAGAACTGTATGGTCTAAGATACCGTTGATTATTCCCGCTTCAGTATTAGCAAAATCGTGTACTATGTCCCAAATGTAATCTACATTATTTATGATACCATTAGGCAAAACACCGTTAGCCCAAGTATGCATCTGCATATTGAAAGATGTAACTACTAGAGGTATTGTAGTCTTAGCGACTGCGACCTCGTTAGTTCCACTATAATCTATTAAGGTTAAATGACCATCATTTCCGAATCTGATACCCATAGCATCACCGTTAGACACCGCATATTTAGCACCTGAATTAGTAGTAAGTAGTGTACTGTTAGAACCTGCAATAAAGCCGCCTGCATAAGTAAAAGATGTACCCCAATTTGACGGAGTTAATGAACCACCATTGTAAGGAGTAGCAGATTCTGCACCATCCCAAATACCCATTATCAAGTTAGCACCCCCGTTACTTTGGAAATTCCACTTGAACTCTGAGCCTTGCTCTAAAGCCTCACCAAAGTAGAAAGGTAATTGTTGATTAACCGTTGAATCATTTGTAGACGTTCCAACTGCATCGTTAGCGTTAGTGCCGTAGGATATAAACCAACCTGAACTACTTGCCAAACCACTAGAACCATTAATCATATTAGTAGCGTCTATTGTAATTGTAGATGCATCATCTAAAACTAGCACTAAATCAGTACCTATTACAGAACCACTTACTACAGGATTACCCGAACTACCTGAACCGCCCAATGTAGAAGCGTCTATTGTTACCGTTGTAGAATCACTTAGCGTTAAGATTAAGTCTGTACCACTAATAGCACCACTTGTTACGGTGACATTCTCGTCTATTGCTAGACCTGAAGCGTCAACCGTTACTGTAGAGGCGTTATCCATCGTTAAGATAAGGTTAGAACCACTTAAAATACCACTAGCGACAAAGTTATTTTCGTCTACCCCTAGAGTAGTTACGTCTGTAGTATATGATGTACCGTCATTTAAACCTAAAGTTAAGTCGTTACCACTTAAAGTAAAAGAATTAACAAAGGTATCATTAGACGCAAAGCCTAGAGTATTAGTGAAAAGGCTATTTAGTTGTGTAACTGCTTGATTTAAAACAGAATTAACAAACGAACCGTTTATGCTAACACCGCTTACAGGTACATTCTCGACTAATATCTTCTGACCACCTTTAATTTTGATTGTAATATTAGAGCCATTTGCAACTGCTTCAACGGTATTAATTGCGTGAGATACTAGAACACCATCAGAACCTAAAGAAAGGTCTTTAAAAACGATGGTAGACCCCGTAGCGTCCAGCGAGAAGTCTATTGCTTGATACTTCAAGTAAGGAGAAATCAATTCTAAATCCTTATCTTCAAATAATCTGTTGTGGACTATTGCTTGGTATCTGTAGTTTCCATCTGCTTGTAATTCGTCTCCTTGTCTTACTTGTAGAACACCGTAATCTATATCATTTTCTCTATCTACCTTTCTAATCTCTGCAAAGATAGTAGTTCCCGCGTGAATTTCAACGGGGTGGTCAAAGAACCATTCTATAACATCGTTAGCGAATCTCTTTTCAGTTGTTGGTAGTATTTGCTTATATACCTGTACATCGTTTACAGATAGTCTGTATTCTAAAGATAC